GTTGCGCCCAACGCGCACAGTGTCGAGAGTGCCGTCATGCACCCATCGGTAGATCGCTGCGGTGGGCTGGCCCAGCCACTGCGCAACGGTGTGAGCGTTACCTAGCGGCTGTTCCTCAGCCCTGGGGATGTTGCATCCAAGTGTTGGAGCGCTTGACATCGGAAGGCCTTTCCATTGGTGGCGGTTACCTTTCGCGTCGCCCCCAACGCGCAATGAAAGAGTGACAGAGAAACCGAAATCGCACAAGAGACACTCAACGGGTGCAAGACACCAGCACGCTTGCTGTGGCAACTATGCACAGGCTTTTCCGCACCTTTGCACCGCTGTTGTGGAAGCGCTGTGGAAACACTTAGCCGAGGACATCGGCAACAGTGTTGGCGTACTGCGCATCAGTGCCCTCGATCATGTGCGAGTAGGTCGCCATCGTGACGCCAACGTCTTTGTGCCCGATCTGTGCGCTGATGTTCGTCAGCGGTACGCCAGCGGCGATGGCGTGCGACACGTAGGTATGCCGCAAGGTGTGCCAGCCGCGAGCGGCGGGCGGTAGGTCGAGTTTCTCGCGCACGTTGCTCCAGGCCGATTGCCGAGTGGAGCGCACCAGGGGGCCGCGCTGGCGACCAATGAACACGAGCCCACCCTCGCTGGGGCGATCCCACTCCAGGATGGCGCTCGGGGTCGGAATCGTGCGCTTTGAGTCGGCGGTCTTGAGTGGGCCAAAGACGGGCCGACCTTGGTCGCCCTTGATGAGTTGCCGATCTATCTTGATGCCCTGCTCGCTAATGCGATCCCAGGTCAGCCCAGCGGCCTCAGAGGGCCGTAGCCCGGTGATGGCGATGAGTTGGGCGTATCGCTTCCAGGGTTGCTGTAGAGCCGCCAAGAGCCCTTGGTACTGCTCACGGGTCAAGGCCACGGCAACGTCGGCGCGATCCTTGGCCTTGCCCCACTTCATCCCTCGGGCGGGGTTCGCACTGATGAGTTGCTCATCCATCGCAGCGCTCAGGATCGAACTCACGCGCAGCAGGACGGCGCGCACGTAGGCAGGGCTTAGCCCGTTGCGCAGCATGGCGGCGCGCATGTTCAGCAGTTCGGTGCGCGTGACCTGGGTGAGGTACAGGTCGCCCAGGTGCTGGCGTATGTGCAGCATGTGGGAGTTGTGCACGCCCTGGGTGGTGGGCCGCCAATCGGTGCCCAGGTGAGTGCCGTAGCGCTCGGCGTAGGCCTTCATGGTGGTCTTGGCCCCCTCGGGCTTGATCTCCTGCCCTCGGTACTTGTCGGCCTCGACCTGGGCGGCAAAGTCTTTGGCCTGCCTAGACTTTGGGAAGTTGCGCGAGCGCATCTTGCCGTTGCTGTCGCGCCACCTCACGCGCCACGAGGTCACGGTGCCGTTGCTGCGGGTGATCTTGTGTACCGATGCCATGCCTACCCCCGAGGGAACACTTAGGGAACATCAGCAGCATATGACACGACATGAGACAACATGAGAAGGCACGACACGGTAGGCAAAAACCCTAGTAATACCAACGATTATTGGCTTTCCACGGGGGCGAGGCCGGAATCTCGATCCCCTCAAGGGTAGTTTCCGGCTTACAGGCCGACTCGTCCCCCTCCCCTCACGAAAGTGGGGGGTTTTTCATGTTGAGGGAACACTAAGGGAACACGATTCCGAGGAAGTTGCCCGATGCAGGTTTAGGTGGGCTCCAGCGCGGGGATACCGAGGGCATGGAGGTAATCGAGATCCTCAATGGTGTTTGGCGCTTACACGATGACGACGGCGATGCAGTCCACGGCCTATGGATGCTGGAAGCCGGTCGTACTTGCTCACCGCTTGGCGAGGTTGCCAATCAGTACTAACTTCGTGGCGTGGCAGATCAAACGGGGATTCCTGAGGAACTAAAGGCGGCACGCGATGAACTCGACTCGGCCATCGCTCAGTTAGGCAAGACCTACGGCGAGATCTACACACCACGCCCAGTGAACACGGGAGAAACGCCGTACCCACTTAGTCACGAACAGCAACAGCAACAGCAACGCGCCTTGGAGATGTGGGCAAAAGTTATTGATGAGCGGCGTGCCAAAGTCCGCGAGTTGGAGCAGCAATACGGAGTGAAGTCCCGGAGCGAGGTGCGTTCGCAAGGCACGCCCAAATCAGAAGGGGCACGCAAGAAGCCTCTACGTAGCCGCATCAACAGTGCCATTTGGAGGTGGATGGAGCACTGACGAGAGCCCCAGGGCGGTGCAACCCTGGGGCTCTCGCGTTCCATCCTGCAAAGGTTCAGACCGCTAGGTCTGCCAGCCGAGGGGAGCCGCTCCCTCGACAGGTCTAGGGGTGTCAGGCAGTGATGCCCGACAGGCTCACGACGGCTTCCGCATTGAGCGGCTGGGTGTCGTAGCGAGCCGTCACTCGGATGGCTACCTCGTCGTAGTCGGCGTAAGTCTGATCGAGGATCGCGATGCTTGCCCGCGAGTCAAGACCGACCGCCACCTGGCTGCGATCAAAGAGAAGGATCTGATCGTTGGGCATGTGCGTAGTGACCACGTAGGGCGAGCCGAGCAACGTTGCCGGTGCTCCAGCGGCGAGCGATGGAGTTAGGAACTTTTGATCGGTGCTATCGGCCAACTTGCGGATGCGGGTGAAGTTGGTCGGTGACATCGCCCAGGTCATATTGCCCGGCATCACGTAGGTATCCATTGCGGCCTGTTGCATGTCGTACAGGTCATCAACGGACACAGTGCCCGCAGCGGTTCCGGCGCTTGTGATGCCGGAGAAGTTGCAGATCCCGGTCGGTGCCCCGCCGGTGCCGTCGCCATCCCACAGAGCTGCGTCGAGGATGCGCGCAACGTCGGAGGTCATCTTCATGGAGAAGGCGCTCTCCACCGCCACGACTGATTGGCGCACAAGTTCGTTGCTCATGCGGGTGATGGTCTTGATGGCCTTGACCGAACTCGGCAAGAGTTCGACCTCGGAAGTGCTCGCCGAGACCTCGGGGATCGCCGAGCCCTCGCTCACGTAAGTGGGCGTGCCCATGCTGGAAAGCGAGGGCACCTTGATCGGTTCGCCGTTGGAAGTGAATACAGGAAAGCCCACCGATAGGTAGGTGGATTCCTGGGCCAGCGGCATGATCAGTAGCCGCTCAACTTGATCCTGGGTAAGGGTCGAGTTCAGTGCAGTGGTGTTAGCCATGATTGAGGCCACTTTCTACTAGGTGTCATCGGACGGCGCTGCGCTCCAGGCGCGTGCGCAAAGTGGCCTCTAGCCACTGCTCATTGTGCCATGAATCGCACACAGTGACTAGAGACCACTTGCGGGCTACATGCGCTCGCGCACCATCTGGAACAGGCTCGGTGCGGGTTCCTCGGTCTCGCGCACGCCCATCGGGAGCGGCGTGGTCGGAGTGCGCTTTGCCAGGTGTGGCTTGGACTCGATCAGTGTGCTGATCGCTTCGCGCACGCGCTCGGGCTGGGCGATGCCGTCCTCATCGAGCATGTCATCGCTCATCGTTAGATCCTCGGCATCGAACAGGCGCCCATCCATCTCGGCGATGGTGCGCACCATCCGCTCGTTGGCCGCATCGGTGCGCTTGGCTTTGATGCGATGCGCGGCGGCTTCCTCGCGTAGTTCCTTGACGTAATCGGCTGTGAACGTCGTCGGCTCGGTGTCACCTTCCGGCGTGGCCTCGGGCGTTTCGGGCGTCGTGGCTTCCGTTGCCGTTTCATCGGTTGCTTCCGTTGGTTGCTCGGTTGTCTCGCTCATGCGATTACCTCCGTGGTGGTGGTCAAGAGCCGCTCGATGTCGAGTGGTGAGAAGCCGAGGGCTTCCAGGGCGGCTCGTCGGTCAGTGATGCCCGCCTCGATCAACTTGGCTTCAGCGTCGGCGGTTTGCGCAAGGGTGTTGGGCTCGGGATCAAGCCACAGAGTTTCTAGGTCATCCAGGCTTGCGTCGGGCTGGCCTTCGCGCACCATGACCGCCAGGCGCATGAGATCCTCGTAAGCGCCGCTCCACCACTGTTGGCGCTGGATGGCCTTAGCGGTCAAGCGTGCCTCGCTGGAGCGGATCGCATCAGCGCTGGCGGGGTTGAGGCTGTTGGAGTTCACGTAGTACGGCGGCAAGCCGGACAGGGCTGCGACCTCGCCCACCATCAACTCGATGGCGGTGCGGTAGTTGCTCAACTCCACGGTCTCAAAGGAGCCCACCTTGGCGTCGGGCGATGAAGTGATCAAGAACTTGGAAGCGTGCGCCTTTTCCCACTTCTCGCGCACGTTTTCCTCGATGGTCTTGAGTTGCTCAGCACTCACGCCAGCCGGGGCGAGCCCGGTTGCCCATCGGCGCGGCATCGCAGCGGCCTCGCTTGCCACCATCAGGTCGCTCGACAACTTGCCGATGGATTCCAGCGGGCCATGCAGGTCGGATAGGTCGCTCTCGCCATCGAGGTAACCCAAGCGCGGGCGATTGACCAACGGCACGATGGGCACGACGCCGAGCGGGTTGGATTCCTCGCGGATCTTGTCGAGTTGCTCGCCCAGCATCTGCGCTTCCCAGGTTTCGCTGATCTTGTAGGCCTGGGCGATGACGTCGTACTTGTTCGTCGTGCGCGAGACATATTCGGCGATGGTGTCCTCAGTGATCACGAGCGCGTGCGCGTAGCCGTCCTCATCGAGCCAACGCTTCAGGCCGGCAATCACGCGGCGGGTCAGTGAGTCACGAGTCACGGCAACTTGCAGCGGGCTCTCGGCTGTGATGATCGGCTGGCCGAGCGCATCGGCCCAGACCATGAAGTAAGCGCGGCCATAGATCAAGCAATCGCGCTGGGCCATCTCGCTTTGCTCATCCATCGCATTGCGCTGCCACAGGCCGAGAAGTTGGCGATCCACTACTTCACCGATGCTTGATCGAAAGCCCGTCACCTTGAGCCGCTGCGCGAGTGTTTCCACCGCCAGGCGCGCCAGGTTTATGTTGAGCGGTTGCACGCGCCCATCGGTGATGCGCTCCACCTCGGGGTCAATGAAGTTCAGCGGCTGGGTGCCCAGGTACAGGCGCTCATTGCTCACCATGTCGCTGCGCTGATTGAGCATCTTGGTTGTCAGCGCATCGCGGTATTGCTCGGGGGTCATTCGCTTGTCCTTTCATCACTCGGCTCGATGAGTTTCATCAGCCGTTGCTTGCGTTCTCGGTTTGCGCGCAGGCGATCCTCATTAGGGGAGGTCTGTTCGGTGGGCTCGGCAATGAGCATCCGCAGCCGTAGCCGTGACTCCGGCGTCACGCCGAGTTGGGCCAAGCGCAGCCGCACCTCGGCGGCCACCTTGATTGCGTTGCTCGGCTCGTTCACCCACATCAGCCGATGCAGTGCCATCGTGTCTATTACGTGACGCCAATCGGCCTCAGTGAGCGCCTGGGCGATCGCGTCGCGCCGGATCGCGTCGTACAGGGCGCGGGTTTCCTCGGGCCACTCGGTGCTCTCGGGCAACTCCGGCCCGCGCACTTCGCCGTCATGCACGAGTTTGGTGAACTCCGCTCGACGGCGCTGGCCGTCTTGATCGCGGATCGGCGATACCTTTGGCAACGAGCCCCTAGACATCGGCACCCCTCGGGGTCTCATGGCTCCACGCGGTCTTTTTAGGGATACGGCCGGTTCTCCCTTCCT